AATATCCCCTGGAAGAATAGCGGGAAAATCTGTTATCTTTCTATTTGGCACCCTGCTCTAAGCCAAGTCCTCATTTAATTATAGGACTGCTTATTTACCTTTGATTTCGATACGCGAAATTAAATCAGTAGCAAAGCTCCAAGTGAATTGAACTCCTGTTACGATTCCGCAAGCCAATAAAAGCGTTAACAATAACTCTGCAAGTGTCATATTGCGTTTTACATAAACTATTTGCGGCGTTGAATTGCTTGTAACTACTGGCACTTCTTGCTTAAACGGCATTTGCATAGGTTGTTCTTGTTCAACAGAACGCTTTGCGGTTACTTGCTGAATTGCATCTTGTAGTGCTTTTTGTCGCATTTCTTCAAAATTAAAACTCTTTTTTTCAGGCATTTGCATTTGTGCCTGATTAAATTCAGTAGGATTTTGATATCGTTCGCCAGCCGGATCAACGTAATAGTTTCCTTCTTGCTGAGGAATATTGCTAGAAGGTACTTGATCTTCCATGCTTGTCGGGTTATTCTGCATACAAACTGTAGCATTTATTTTTATCTATGTCTTCTGACATCAACAAAGAGTTATCAGTTATTGCAGGAGAACTAAAAGGAATCAGAAACATCCTTGCTTCGATATGGCATTCTAAATACAGCAATAAAGAAACGGATCAAGTCAGTCCTGAGATCTATGCAGATGAATACATCTCAACCGAAGAATGTGCCAAACGCCTTGGCGTAACTGATCAAACAATTCGCAACTGGATTCTACAAGGTAAGAAAAAAAATAAACCAGATAATTTTACTGGTTGGGTCCAGGGGGTTCATTATATTGTCATTCCTGCAGGTAAAACTAAACAACTTGTTCGTATCCCCTGGAATCAATTAATCCTTTCTTTTCATAAAGGTCCGGAAGCAAGTCTTCGTACATTTGATGGCGGAAGTGGAATGTATAAACAACGACGCACAGAATTAGAAAATGTTGGCATCCCGAAAGAATAATTATGGCTCACCGTTTTGATGGCATCGTGATTAGCGCTTTAACTCTAGATAATTATCAGGAACTTCTCCCAGTGAGCTTAGCTTCGCAGGTACGTCTTTTTTTACCACCAGAGGGTTCTTTTGATGATGGTTGTTTACAACGCTATATAAAACTACTGCATGATTTTGAAGTCGAAGATCCTAACAGTAACATGACTTTGGCGAATCGTTTGCGTCTAGCATTTGTAAACATGGAGCCAGATACAATTTGTAGTCGGTTCCCCAATGCGGATCTTCCTTTAAAACGCAGGCTTCGTTGTGTTGCTGAATACTTGATACGCTCAGGGGAGTTTAGAAAAATGCGAAACGAAAATGATAAATTAATAAAGAAACGTGGCGCACTAGGAAAGATGGTTGTTATTTATGAACCATTGCCTAAAATGCTACAAGCTTTACACAAACAACGTTTAATTGATCATGGATAGACGCGAGAAATTACTAGCTTCTGTAATCGGAGAAAACTTTGATTCTGCTAGCGCCAAGTATGCAGATGCAACAATTAAACTGCTTCTTGGTGATATGGGTAAATACTTCAATAAATTCTGGGAAACAGAAGGCCCTGGAATAATGTGCTTTCAGCCAAACAACAACGATCGTTCAATGTTTTGGTTGACACTAAAAGAACTACACGCTGCTCAGGAATCTTCTGAAGGAGAGCTTCAAGAAACGTTTAAAACAATTTTAGAATCTGCTCAAAAACTTGATCCTGCAGCAGGCGCTGGTTATATCATCAATGACCACCAAGGGATGCGTTATTTTGCAATTGATTATAACCAGGTTAGTGATTGATGGGTATCAAAAGAGGCAACATTAAAACTGAAGATTTTGAGTGGGTTACCAATCGAGATTTAATCGATTCCGCTCATATGCTTTTAGGAGAGATCACATTAGATCCTGCTAGTTCTGATTTCGCAAATCAGTACGTACAAGCAAAAAATTACTACACACCTATTAATGACCCGCTTAATGAAGACGAATGGTACGGTAACGTTTATTTATTCCCCCCTCAATTTTCTTATTACTTTAACAAAAAAGAAGATAAATGGATTCGCACCAGGGGCTTGTCTCCTACTTTAACTTCAGGCCATGCGTTGTGGTGGAAAACACTGAAGCGAAAATGGCTAGAAGGCAAAGTAGAGCAAGCTATTTTTTTCAGTAATTATATTGACATAACGATGTATGTACAAGACATCTTTGATCATCCTGTTTGCATCATGAAATCAAGACCCAAGTTGATGCGTCATTATCTTGCAACGGATGAAACAATGCATAAAACCACGGGCTGTAGTGTCATAGTTTACTTACAACCACGTGATAATGTGCAAGAAGCTACAGAGAATTTTGTGGATATCTACAGCGAAAAAGGAAGAATTTTGGTGTAGATTATCTTCATTGGATAAAGCACATGTCTGTTCTTAGCGACAAAGAGATCCGTAAATTAGCTGAGGAAGGGATGATAACTCCTTTCCAGGATTATCTTGTCAATAAAGAAAACGATGTCCCAGTCTTAAGTTATGGGCTTAGCTCGTATGGATATGACATTCGTTTATCTCCTAACCAATGTCTTTTATTTGGCGGTGTGCAGCATGGCATGTGCGATGCCAAAAACTTTGATCCTGAAATTTTAAAAGAAACTGAATTGCATAAGGATGAAAGGGGTCAATATTTTATTATTCCGCCTTATGGTTACTGTTTAGGCGTTGCTATTGAACATATTAAGCTCCCACGAGATGTCACTGTAGTTGCTGTGGGCAAGTCTACATATGCCCGTGCTGGCATTATGGCAAATATTACACCAGCTGAAGCTGGCTGGGAAGGCCATTTGACTTTAGAAATTAGTAACTGCACTCCATTGTTTAATAAAATTTACGCTAACGAAGGTATCTGTCAGCTCTTGTTTTATCAAGGAGAGCCTTGTGAAGTTAGTTACTTTGAACGTAAAGGCAAATATAACAAACAACCTTATGAAGTAGTCCTTTCTAAAGTCTAAAATTTTAGTATGGCTAGACTAAGGGTATAGCTTTAGTAATAAAGCCTACTGGTTGACGGTTGTGGCTTATCTGCATAATTTGTTGAACCGGCCCTGCCAAATCGATCTCCTTCGATAAAAGCAGGGGTTTGTCCTTCTCTGGTTGTATATGGCTGATCGTAGTTTCTTTTCTGGCGAAACTTTCCAGCTGAACGAGCTGATTTCAAGAACTTTTCAACACGACGCTGCTGTCCTACGTTGCGAGTATCCGCAGCACGGGCAATTTCTTTTTCATCATCATCTAACCGGCGAATATCTACGTCGTAAGAACGCTCAGGATTTAAATCGGTAATGGAAGAACCCGAGCTACTTCTTCCTTCACCAATATCTGGAATTAGCATCGAATTGTATCACTTATAATGTAGTTTAAATCAGGAAAATATTCATGGATGCTTTTTTAAATGCTTTCATTGAAGGCAATTATAAATTAAAGCAGCGTTTAACAAATCTAGATACTTTTGGTCAGCCTCTAGATAACGATGCTAATGATGTACCACTTTACGATCAATACAACACTGGCTTAGCTGTTACCCAACAAGACATGCCACGTGATAACTTAAGTATAGATCCTAGAGCGCAACCACGATGCGGATTAACAGGAATGATTCCCAGCGCAGAGATGGGAATTATGCACGGGGCACAGCCTCAACCAAGGCAACTACTGGTGGATATGGGGCAACTGTCGCCGGAGGAACAGGAAGTGTCAATGGCGATGCAAAGGAAACTAAAGCAAGGCGTGAATCGTTGAAGGATTTGTTTGAACCAATTGATACAAATGAGTTGACTGAGATCAGCGATTGTCCAGGAGGTGTCTGTCCTGTCCCCTGGGCAACAGATACTAGTGGTAATGATGAGCCAAAAGAAACATCAATGCGTCCTGTATTAATTAATAACATTAATCATCCTTCACACTACACAGAAGAAGGTGGTATTGAATGTATTGAAGCAATTGAAGCACAACTTACTTTTGAGGAATACGAAGGATTTCTTCGTGGCAATTGCGTTAAATATTTATGGCGTTGGAAAAATAAAGGCGGTGTGGAAGATTTAAAAAAATGTCGTTGGTATCTTGATCGTCTTATTGAAGTAGCAGACGCAGAGAAAAATTAATCTCTTTGGCGCCAGTCGTCTGTTTTTTCCTGGCTAAACCATTCCACAATGTCATCCGCACTGTCAAAACCGGTGCGGTAATTTTGTGGGTCTGGATCACCAAGATCCATTGCATTCATAAAACCATCAAGACTGTTTTGTTTCATTTCTGGGTTATGAGCAATGCGTCGTGCGCGCCTTAAAAGCTCACCTGCTGATCGATTAGCTTTAGCTAACTTCTCAGCCCAGATCATATCTTTTAATTGAACTGGTTCTTTACAAGAAATTTTGTTACAGATAAATTCAAGACGTAATCTATATTCCGTTGACAACATGCACTACTGTTTATTCTGTTTTGATTATAAGTGATTCGCAACAAAAAACTTAAAAAGGAGCAAAATCATCTCCTTCTTCGTCTTCATAATTTTCCTCGTTCATCATTGATAAAGCAAGTTGCGCTAACTCAATATCAGAAGGAAGGTCAAATTCTAGCTCGATGTCTTCTGCTTGCAACATATCTTTAACTGCTTGAATCTGTAGCAAATGCTGGTGATAAAGATTCAAAATGGCATCTTGAAGTTCATCCCATGTCATCTCTTTGACGGCAATCTCTGCCTTACGCATTGCCAATTGAAGATGCAGTGGCATATCAAATTCCTTAGTGGTAGATTCACCCATACCGTTTGCCATTACTTTATTTATTTTAGTCCAAACATTTAAAGATTGAATCTAACTCGTCTTGGGAAAAATCCGTATAAGGATCGGATTCAAGATCAAAATCATTGGCGAACTCAGACAATGTGTAGGGACTTACTGATTCTTGCAGTGTACGTATAGCACGTACCTGATGTGGAGCAGCAACATAATTCCTGAAAGCCTTTAAAAGTATGTCATCTGATGTCCAGGAATTTGTATTGTATTCCTGAAGAAATAATTTAACTTCTTGCCTACGTCTGTCAATTAATCCACCAATGGCTTGATGCGTGGCATCAAAAATCCATTTAGTGATTTCTTGGGATGCCTGGATATAATCTTCCTGTTCGCACCAGTCAATAATACTGCTATAAAGAAAAGGTTCCCAGCCTACTGAATGGACAAAAGAAATTAACGCGTTAAGCATAGAGGCATCAAGACCTAAATTTAATTTGTTTAGTTCATTAGCAATAACGTTTACTTCTTGCAGTAAATACTCCATTGCTTTTTGCTTGGTGCAGAGATGTCCTTGCTTGACCGGAGATCCATCTGGGTAATAAGTAGTACCATAGCCAATAAGATAGGCTTCCTGGCCTGTCGTAGGGTCACAGAAAGCCTTCTCATGGAACCCCTCAAATTTTTTAATCAGCTGAACAGCTTCTTTGTAGGGGTACATATTGGTACATTAATTACCAATATATTATCTTATTTTCCTTGACCGCGTAACTTTTTGCGTCCGTGGTTAGCCTTGGAATGTTTACCATTCCCTTGCCGCGTTTTCTTGGGTGTTCCTACAACATAGCCACCGCCCTTAACGTTTTTACTCATTGGTCTAAGAAAACTACAGTTACTATATTAAACAAAAACGGTTTCAATTTAAAGGCCTATACCTATTTAAAATCTACCATTTAACCTTGTGCGACCAGTAACGGGCACTCATTTTACTTGGATTTGAATCTTGTGCATCATGTCTTGCATAATATGATTTCTTTCTTGCTTTATCCTTGGCTGTTTTGGGATTTTTACCTGCACCCTTTACACCTTGTTGACCAAAACGAACAATTTTTTCTTCTCCATTCTGACACGCTTTTACAACATGTGATTTAGTTTTGTGCCCAGGGGTTTTCCTGGGCTTATTGCATGCCATCTTGTCTTTATGTAATTTCGCTGCTTTAGCAGCTTTCTTATGTTCTGCCACTATTAACCAAATAAAGAGCTATATGAACCCATCATACTTCCCCCTGAATTAAAGCTATCTTCTTCTTTTTTTTCGTCACTAAAAAGATCAAAATAACTTTTTGCTTTTTCTTGT